CAGTTGTACATACATGACAATGATCTTTAGCCGATTGTAAATCCATAACCAGTACCGCCTGGTACTGCGTTTGATACTTCGCTTTCTAGCTTTTCCATTTCAGCCTGTGCCTCTGCTTTTAGTGTATCACCATTGAGAGTGCTTCCTCCTTGAGGTCCAGCAATAGTAGCAAACTTTGAACGTGCTTCGCCTAGCATATACTTACAACTTGCAAGTGTATAATCTTTAATCCACTGCACAGCAAGATAATCATTTAGCAGTTCTGAATCAGGACGATAATTGTAGCAATACAGCATTAGAGTTTCTTCTGCTCTTGGACGCTGTAGTATTGTTAGTTTTTTGCTAGTGTTATTCCATTTAAATTCTATAAATGATCCAAACATTCTACCTACTAGTTCTTGATATTGGCTGAACAAGTCGTATGTTGCTAGTCCGCCCATGTTAGAAGAACTTAACAGATATGTGTTTGTATAAGCAAGATTAAATGGTTCGAACAATGTGCCGCCATCCCCACCGCCGGTTCTAGAACCTATACTTCTACGGAATATTTGTCTTACTTCCATTACTTCTTTAGGTAGTATGTATTCATTTTGATCTATTATTGTAGGCATAAACAAATAGCTTTCTTCAACACTATAATCAGATCTTTGTCTGTAGCGTGTAAGTGCTTTAGTTAATGCAGTATCATAATGCACAGGATCTAATTCTACATCAACCATTCCTCCACCTAGGAAGGTATGTACATAATCAAATACTTCTTGCTTTTGTGTTTTTAAATCTGCCATACGTGTTCTCCGTATTGTATTTATCACAGCATAAATATGTATATGCCGAGAATAAGCTTATATAAACCAGAACGAGGTAACGATTATGAATTTCTAGATCGACAGATCGAGGAAATGTTTGTAGTCGGCGGTACAGATATTAACATACATAAATTTCTAGGTGCCGAAAACCCAACTGATGAAAATGCAACTGCTGATCAACCTCAGTACGATGCAGTCAAAGAAACAAACATACAAGATCTTCTATTTTTAGAAAACAGAGATAGGAAATATGATCCTGATGTTTATGTGCATAGAGCAATTTACAATGTGCAAGATATTGATTTTGACTTAAGCCAGTTTGGTTTATTTTTAAGCAATGATACATTATTCATGACAGTGCATATTAGAAGTATTGTAAAGACACTAGGCAGAAAACCTATAAGTGGCGATGTTATAGAACTTCCTCATTTAAAAGATGAATATGCATTAAATGATTTCGATGTTGCACTAAAAAGATTTTATGTTATAGAAGATATTAATCGTGCAGCAGAAGGTTTTAGTCAAACATGGTATCCACACTTATATCGTCTAAAATTAAAACAGATCTATGACGGTCAAGAATACAAAGAGATATTAGATTTACCTGCTTCTGAAGATAGTAACAACACACTAAGAGATTTGCTTTCAACATATGATAAAGAAATGCAAATTAATAATGCAGTTGTACAACAAGCAGAAGTAGATGCGGCAAAAAGCGGTTACGATGTAAGTCATCTATATACAATGGCTTATAACGAAGACGGTTCAATTGCTCTTAATACAGCAGATGATACTGATTTGGATGCAAGTGCTATTTCACAATATGCAGATCAAATAGACAATTCTCCTAATAGACCAGGATACACAGGATACCTAGTTGGTATTGCAGATACACCTAACGGTGCTCCTTTTGGTAGCGGAATACAATTTCCAAGAGACAATATGGAAGGTGACTATTTCCTAAGAACTGATTTCTTACCTAACAGATTATTTAGATTTGACGGGAGCAGATGGTTGAAAATACAAGACGATGTCAGAGAAACACTTACAAATACAGATACAAGAAATACACAGAAAACTGGATTTGTTAATAATACACGCACAAGCACCATTGGCGGTGAAGAAGTTGAAGAACGTCAAAGCTTGTCTAAAGCATTACGACCTAAGGCAGATAACTAATGCAACACTTTTATGATGCACAGATTAGACGATATATTACTCAAATGATTAGAATGTTGAGTAACTTTCCTGTGAAAGACGGCAATGGTAATTTAAAACAAGTTCCTGTTATGTATGGAGATCTAACTAGACAAGTTGCACAAATAATACGTGACAATAGTGAAAATAAACTACCTAGCGCACCTAGAATAAGTTTATATGTTACCGGGTTAGAAATGGACAGAGATCGTTTGCAAGATCCTAGCTTCGTTAGAAAACAAAATGTAATAGAACGTAACTACGATGAAGACGGTCAGCAATATCTGAATACTCAAGGTAAAAACTATACAGTTGAAAAAATGATGCCTACGCCATATAAATTAACAGTTAATGCAGATATATGGTCAAGCAACACAGATCAAAAATTACAAATACTTGAACAAATACTAATTTACTTTGATCCTAGTTTAGAAATACAAACTACAGACAATTATATAGATTGGGCAAGTTTGACCATAGTAAATTTAGAAAATGTAAATTGGTCAAATCGTAGTGTTCCTGTAGGCGTTGATAGCGAAATAGATGTTGCTACACTAACATTTAGCACTCCTATATACATTAGTCCTCCTGTCAAAGTAAAACGTATGGGTGCTATTACAAATATCATTACAAGTATATTTGATGAACGCACAGGCGACATTGATCTAGGACTTGCACAACCAGAACTAAACCGTTATGACGACTTTGCGGAAGGTGGTAGAACAACAGATAGACACAAGGCAGGAACTACTGTGAGCGATATTCAAGCAAATGTAAATGATGGAATGCTAGGTGTGTATGTTGAAGGTGATACAGGACAGTTGTATGGAAAAGGTGCAGTCAATTGGCGTAGTGCTATTGACAAACAACCTGGTACATATCAAGCAGGTATCAGCAGAATATTCTTGACAGACCTAGATAATGATTCAACTATTACAGGTACATTTACAGTAAATGAACTTAATGAAACTTTAATATTGATAGATTGGGATACAGATAGTTTTCCAGATGATGACATTATTACAGGTCCGTCAGGAGATAGAACAAGCATAGATGCAATCATCGATCCTACAAGAAGCAATCCTGCAAGTATTAAAACAGCAGGTACAAGAATACTACTATTAGAAAATGTTAGCAGTGACGAAGCAACAGAATATCCCGAAGCATGGCAAAACAATGACGGAAGTGGGTTGATTGCAAATGCTAATGATATTGTTGAATGGGACGGTACAAAGTGGGTTATAATATTTGATTCACAGTCTGTAACTGCAACAACATATATCACAAATCTAACAACAGGCAAACAATATAAGTTTGCTAACGGTGAATGGCTGCTTAGTGTTGAAGGTGAATATCCAGTTGGTACATGGAGAATCGACCTTTATGGCTAATTATTTTTATGGAAAAGATAATTTGCAGTGGCGCACTTTTTTACACATTAGAAACTAATAGATTCTTATTTTTGCATAGAGCTAACGGCAAAAGAAAAAATCTATGGGGTCTTGTTGGCGGTACTAATGAAGGTGCAGAAACGCCATGGGAAGGTTTGCAGAGAGAAATCGAAGAAGAAATTGGCTTTTTGCCAAAAATTAAAAAGACAATTCCTTTAGAAACTTTTATATCTAGTGACGAATTATTTCATTATCATACATATATTTGTATAGTGAATGAAGAATTTTTACCTAAATTAAACAACGAACACAATGGCTATGCTTGGGTAAGTTTTAGCAAATGGCCTAAACCGTTACACGACGGATTACGCAATACACTGCAAAGCAAAATTAATCTTAAAAAATTAGAAACTGTATTTGAAGTGATTAACGCTTTTGGAGATTTAAATGACTGAACAAAATGTTATAAGGCACGATTGGGGTGTAGAAGTTGCATGGGCAGACTTTGAAACATTTGGTGCAAGAATGATGCTATTTACAAAGGCTGGTGCTAGAACAGATATGCAATTTCAGTACGAAACAGACAAGTCTTGGTTTGTAAGTTGTGGCAAATTTTTAATTAGATATATAGATACAGAAACAGGGGAAACTTTTACAAAAGAATTAGTAGAAGGCGGAGTATTTGATGTTCCTAAATTACAGCCTGTTTCAGCAGAAGCAGTTGTCGAAGGTTCGACACTAAGTGAAGTAAATAACGGTATTAGAATCGATGATATTAAAATAATATGTCCAAGTGAGAAAATAAATGTTGCCGAAATTATCTGAATCTAGTAAGTTTAAAGACGAAATAAGATTTTTTGAATCAAAATTAAAAGTTGTTGCCGAGGATCAAAAAGATTTTATTCAAACTCGTATCAATAGAATAAAAGAACTTGCAAAAAATATAGACGAAGCACACGAAATTAGCACAGCAGGATTTATCAGACCTACTCTTATAAGTGATAGTAAAGAAGAACTTGTGCAAGCTAGATTCGAAATATATGAAATGATTAGATCAAATAAGACTTAATCTTTTAACTGTAATATTTCCAACCATTCCTGCATGAACACTACATTGATATCTATATGTTCCGGAAATGTTTTCTTGTATTCTCCAGTATAATGTACCTGAAGATTGCCCTTGAGCGTCTGCTCCTACTCTAACAGTGCCTGTACTATTAACATGAACTAATCCGACATTATAAGGATCTCCAACTGCATCTTGTATTTCAAAAGGATGTCCAGATATCAATGATAGATCAAATGCTACAGTTGTTCCTGCTAATACTGTAAGTGTTGGATTATTGCCAGCATAATGGCTTTCGAAAAGATATGCAATAGTACTGTTGTTATCTACTCTGTACATTGCAATTGCAGGTTCGTAAATCTGATCGATTGTTAGTCCTGTGGGTACATCAGTTAAATCACTAAATGCACTTGCGCCGCCGCCGTCGCCAGTTGCATCTGTATCATTTACCCAAAATGTTCCATTATATTTTAATACTTGTCCCAATGCTGGAGACGTAATAGTTACGTCTGTAAGGTCGTTTAGTGCTTCAGCGCCTCCGCCGCCTCCGCCGCCGTCGCCTGCTTCTACAGTTTGGAATGTAAATACTCCTGCTCCATTTGTAGTTAGGACTTGACCATTTGTTCCATCTACAATTCCTAAATCTGTTAGTGTTGTAGGAATCAACCCATCT